CATCTAAAATTTTGTTGAAGTCTGGATCACCATAGCCACCGATTTCATTCATGTTTTCGTCGAATCGTTTAAGGATATCCATAAGTTCTTGTTTATCGATATCTGCACCTTCTTCAACTGTGGTATCTACTATGTGCTCTTGACGATCCATTAGTTCTGCAACAATAGCATCGTGCATGAACTGTGCCTTGGTCAGTGTTTCGTTTTCAATGGTTTCATTGAATCCGCTTTCTTGTCGTGCTGTGTGTATTTGGGTGCGTAATTTGTTACGTGCATCCTCTAGCTTTGTAGTATCAAAACTCTCTAGGTCTAGCCGTGTTCCAAATGTCTTAGACAACGACTCGTTGAGTCTTTTAGAAGATCTGTTGTTTTTAAAAAGGTCGGTTGTTCTCATTTTATGGGATCCAAATTGATGTAGTATTTATTCAATTCACAGCAAACGTTCTGCTTGATTTTTAGCAGTAACAGTTCGATCTCGACTCTCGCTGTAGCGAGCCCACAGCACATCTGCACGATCATAGTCCTGAATATGTATGGCTTTTTGATGCTGAGCCCTCAACATCTGGCTGTCAACAAACCAACGTCCGTATTCTTGATCAGCTCGATACAACTGATCAACTGATAAATGACTGTGTCTCATCGCCAGAATATTGGCCATTTTGATGGCCACAGAGTTCAAGTGTATTTCTGCGTAGAGTAACTGTGATTTTCTATACAGGAATTTGAGATTGTCTTGATTGGTTATCAACACATCACCTACTAGAATACCCTCCGGAGTTTTAACAGGAATGATATTTTTAGATAATTCTCGACGAACTATCTGTTCTAGTCTACGGCTGATTTGTGTCATAAAAAAAGGACCTATGGTCCTTATTTAAGTGCTGTTACTTCATGCTCCGAAGAACTTGAGTATGGTCTGTAGATTCAACTGTCCAGTCCATCCTAGACCAGCTATGAATGCCATGCCTACCATGCCATACATCATCATCTTGTTTTTGCTTTGTTCTAATTCGTTGAGTTTTTTACCTAATTCTGCATGCTGTGTGCAGGAGGCATCATACATTTGATTTAATTTCTCCGTGAGACCGTCACGAGTTTTGTCCAGGCAATCGTGCATGTCCTTGACATCAACTTTTATGTCATCTAGTTTCTCGCCAAGATTTGAAACCTGCGTTTCTACTATTCCAACACGTTCTGCTACTGTAGGCATTAAGGCCGTCTCCAATGTTATAAGTCAAGTGCTCGCTCCGAGCCATGTGCCTAGTCTATGATTGAATGCCTAATGGGTGCCTTTGAACTAGTATTTATACTAAGTATGTAAAAACACACTTTGCCTAAATCATTGTTACCCAAGTATTTATCATGTCGCCCTGAGTTTGAAAGGCAGCAGGGTCGATGTCTTCACTGTTTTCTAAATCAACAACCACAGGCACATGGTTGAGGTCATGTGCTAGCAGATAAACTGGATCACCGTCTTGTAGAAAAACCTGATCACGTTCGCAGTCAAACTCCCAGATCCAATACGTGGCCTTGCCTGATGCCGGCTCAGGCAGTCTTCCTGTGTGCTTTTTTGGGTCACGTAACCATTCCACATTGGATCGCATGCCTATGGCCTGTAGCAGGCTGTTGAAGTTGGCCTGTTGACCCAACAGAGTCTTGTCGGTGTCGTTCCTATCAGGTTGGCTGCGGGTTATATCTACGAGAGTAACAATTCGGTATCGTGCCATAATGTATGTATTTAACTCATAGAAATTCAGCCAACAAAAAAGGACCTTGCGGTCCTTTAATGCTTCCCATCCCTGAGAATTAACTAATTACAGTGCTGGTGTAAAGACTGCTTCAACAGTAACAGTGCAACCACCAATACCGGCTGCTGCGTCTGTTGTGTCAAATGTACCAGTGCCTTGAACACGCATGTATAATACGTCTGTTGTTCCGCTAGCAAAAGCTGAACCGTCTGCTGTACCAATTGCTGCTACAGTGAATGCATCACCTGTGTTAGCTGGTAGTGCACCTGCTGAACCGCCTGCTAGTGTAATTGCGTTACGAATTGTTGTAACGTTTGCGTCTGTCATGTTTGTCAATGCAATTTTAATAATCAACTCGCGACCTACGTCAGCTTGGTTGATTCTGTGCTTGTTAAAGTTAGCACCAAAAGTTACATAGGTTGAACCGTCGTTACCTACAATTTCATTTCTACTTGTTACGTCTGCCATGATAAATTCTCCTTGATCAATGACCTCGCTCAGAGGCCGGCAATATTAGGAATCACCTGATCCCTATGCAAGTATTTATATTGGATTGGAAAAATCAGGGTGTTTGACCGTTAATCGGCTCTAAACGGAGTCCACCGATCTCTAGGCACATATTTGTCGCCGCCTATGATATAGCCCTCGCCACCGGGCTTGCCGTCTGTAGTGGCTGTGATTTCACCTTCAGCTGCGTCCAGCTCTCGGATTACTTCATCTTTAGCAGACATAATTTCTTTTACCAACTGAAATAAAATATCCATTACTCCTGGATGACGTTCACTGTGTGCAGCTATTTTAGCAGCTTTGGCGGGAGTCTTTTGTTCAAAGGCCAGGAACGCATCAGTGTTGATGTTATCTAATTGTTTAGCCTTGCTTTGACTATTCACAAAGTTATAGATCTCTGTCCGTAGATAACCCATGCCTGCGACAGGAGCCAGCAGGCCGTTGATCTTTGACTGATTCTTGGCCAAAGCTTCAATCTTGGCCAGATTTTCTGCACCCACAGCTGGTCTGTGACTGACTGCTGTGAGTCCAAATACTTCAAGTGCAGGAGTGTTATTAAACAGTTCTGGATTATCAAAGTCTTCTCCACTCTTGTCTCCGAAATAACCGAATACCTTGTGAGCTGCCACAGCTACCTTGGCCTTGGCCAGTGCTCGGCCTGTGTCGCTGTTGACTAAAACTGAGTAAGTGACTTGATTAGGGGTGAATGAGATCCTACCATCTGCACCTGTGTATGGCTTGCCTGGGTGGAACAGGAGATCACCGTAGACATAGCCACGGAAATCTTTGGGCGTAGCAGCTTCGAATATGGGCCACATCGCGGCCATATCACTGGCAAATTTGGATCGCCAGTCTTCACCTTTGCCGCGACTCATGATAAATGATTTTAATTCATCTGGGCTAGAGCTTTTACCTTCCTCACGTCCCCAGTTGTTCTTGCCCACCATGCGGAATGTGCCGTCATCATCACGTCCCCAATACACTGTGGGGTTGCCATCCCATTTGATTGTGATGCTGGTTTCGGGTTTGGCCACAGCTTTTAGAGCTTGTATAACTTTAATTGCACCATCATCTTCTGCAAACACCTTGTCTTCAAGGTGGTTGAACTCTCTGCCAACTTTCTTGGCAGGAGGCGCATCATCTTCTAATAATAGTTCCCAGAATCTCATTTTACTATTTCTATGAGTTGACGCATCCAACCTATACTTCCTGGTTGGTAGCTTTCTATTTGATTGGCCTTAGGCAACTCTATGCCCTGCTTGCCTAGTGTTTCTCTAGCCCCTGCGACTAATTCTTCATAGTTGGGCAGTTTTTTAATGTAGTTAAGGATGGCATCCACTGAACGGATGTCTTTGATGGTAGCAGTCTGTCCCAGCAATTCTTTGGCAATTTGATTCCAATCATTGCCGTTGGGCAGCAGTTCATCTGTTTGTGGATTTAATATCCCGTGCTTGGGACTATACTTCATGTTCTTGGCTCTAGCTATAGAACTCAATAGAATGTGGCGATGTTCGCCACGATACTCTCCACCACCACTGATCATTGATCCTTGTTGGAACTTGGGATTAGCTGAAAACATAAAGTCTGCTTGCACAAATCCGTTGGCGCTGTCACCTTTGATAGGCACCTTCCAATGCACATTGTCACCGCTTAATTTGATGTTCTCTTTGCCGAACTGTGATATTAACTTGTCGGCGAAAGATCTTTTGTCTACTTCATTGGCATCCACGCTGAGGTCTAGATCGCCCGAACTGTTGCGTTCAAATGTGCCATCTGGATCTTCTTTGCGTCCAGTAGTGCCTAACCACTTCACTGGCTTTTTATCGTCTAGATCTTTCTCTTTGGTAAAGTCCAGTCCTGTGATCTTTTCAATGTAGTCCACTGTGCTTTCTACATCTGCAGTGGCAATGCGCTGTGTTAGGGGCTGCTTGTCTGAACCCTTGAATACATTGCCGCCTTCTAGTAATTTACTCTGATTCATTTAACGGTCTCTTGGTTCTTTTAGATTCGGCAATCTTACGTATGCCTCGTGTGAATTTGGCAGGATCCTGACCGCGTATGGCATTTAACAATCTACGTTCTAGCTCATCTGCCTGTTCCGCAGTGTAGTGTTTCTTCAACGTTTCCAGCAGATTAATAGCTGAATTGATGATGTTAGTGGCACGGCTTTCAAACAGTTCATCCTTGTTACGGATTTCCGCTAATTCATTTAATTCCTGCAGGATCGATCTTGTTTTTAGTTTCATGTGCCTTTCCTAGTCTAGTATTTAACCTCTGTGTGTCATTTGATATTATACACTGTTTGTTCTATTTAATCAAGTTGTAACACTTCTCATGGTAAATACTGAGTAGGAACACTAAGTTCTACACACACTTACAGAGGAAAAGTATGAAGACTATATCAGAAAAAATGCTAGCCATCTTGGAACGTCTATCCGAAATGTTCCCAGGATCTAGCTATCAAAGCAGTTTAGATGCATATCTAAGCACCAAAGGCATTACCGATGCCGCACAGTTGGAAGGTTATATCCGACAATTCAATTCTCAAAAGGAAAATTATCTATGAAAACAATTTTAAACTCAATCTGGTCATTTTTAGAAGCATTTGGACAAGCACGATATGCTGCGAGTCTTGCACGTCAGGGGCGCACTGAAGAAGCCAAAGCCGTATACGGAGCTTGATAAATATTGGCATGAACTTGGTGTATATTCACGGGGCAAATGCCACCAGCGAAAGTTTCAATTATATTAAGAGTAAACTGGGCACTGGGCTAGACATCAACTACGATAGTCGCAATGGGTTTGAAAATAACCTAAAAGACATGCAGTCAACATTGCAGAACTATCAGAACCTAGTGTTTGTTGCACATAGTTTAGGCGGTATTTACGCATTACATCTAGCTAATGCTATGCCCAATAGTGTTAAGGGTGCTGTTACATTGAGCACACCCTACGGTGGTGCAGAAGTGGCGGATTATGCTCAATACTTTTTGCCATTCAGTAGACTAATGCGTGATATTGGCCCTAGTTCGTGGGTAATGAAGCAGGCTAGTAAGATTAAGATACAGCATCCCTGGACTAATATAGTAACAGTTAAAGGACAAAGTCCATTCATGCATGAGCCCAATGACGGAGTAGTTACTATTGCCAGTCAAAAACATCATGCAGACATGGAATTGATAGAAGTAGACTACAACCACTATGAAGTAGTGCTCAGTGACCAAGTGGTTAAACTTATTAAAGAACGAACAAACAAGTTCAAAAAATAAGTTGCTTTTCGCTCACAGAGCATATATAATAAGTTAACAGCGAACAAGAAGTAGTTGTTAACATACAGACATTACACACAGGAGATTAATATGTCAAACGCATTTGAAACACCAAAGCTACCAGAAGTTAAATTCAACAAGAACGGCTACGAAATCCGTTCAGATATCCTAGGTATGGCAAAAAGCCTAGTGCAAGACGATTTCCATGCCAAGTTTCAAGGCTGGGAAATGACCGCCAAGCGCGATGAAAAGACTGGTCAGATCGTTACTACGGTCGGTATGCCAGAGTTTCCAGGTTTAGATAAAGTACTAGAAACTGCCGAAAAGATGTATTCATTTGTTAACAGCGGCGTGAAGAAATAAAAGTACGCTCATAGAGCATTACATAGCGGTAAAAGAAAAGCACCTTCGGGTGCTTTTTCTTTATCTAACTGTTGCTAATCTAAAAAATCTTAGTATAGAAATGTAGGCCCAGCCAATGTCAAACTCCCACCACTTCTGGCTGAACTTGGCATTGGCACCATCGGCATGATGATTGGAGTGTAATTCCTCGCCACCGATCCAGAATCCCCAGGGTATTAAATTCCTCGAAGTGTCGGGTGTTTCAACATTGCGGTAACCCCACCAATGACTAAGTCCATTAACTACCCCAGCTGCCCAGAATGGAATCCAGATCATTTGAATACCCCACACGAGCAGTCCCCACGGTCCAAAGAGCAAGCAGTCTATGACCAGCATTAAAAGAATACCTGAGCGACTGTGTGCGGAGTAAAGGTTGCGTTCGATCCAATCATTAGGGCAGTCCTTGCTTAATGAATCAACCATGGCTGTGTCTTTGCTGGCAGAATGATAAAGAAATGCCCCGCCAAATAACACACGCCAAATGCCATAGATCTGTGGACTATGCGGATCGCCCTCTTGGTCCGAACGTTGATGATGTCGGCGATGTATGGCCACCCATTGACGAGTGACCATGCCTGTGGTCAGCCAAAGCCAGGCTCGCATAATGTGGTTAACCGCAGGGTGAAATTGCACTGCTCTATGTGTTTGGCTTCTGTGCAAATATAGCGTTACACAGGCTATGGTGATTTGAACCATCACTAGGGTATAGATTATTATGTTCATTCTTTACTTATCCGGTTGACAACAGCCCAAAATAATGCTATAATATGGTATGAAACAAAAAATTATACTCACAGACGCAGACGGTGTTCTATTAGATTGGGAATGGGCATTCTCAGTCTGGATGCAAGAACGCGGTTACACACTGACCGCAGATAATAAAAAAAGCTATTATCTACATCACCACTACAACGAGCTAGAAGAAAAAGATTCCAAAAAAGTCATCAAGACATTCAACGAGTCGGCTGCTATTGGCTTCCTTCCTGCTCTACGTGACTCAGCTCACTATGTCAAGAAACTGCACGAAAAACACGGTTATCAATTCCGAGTGATCACCAGTCTAAGTCTAGATAAAAACGCACAGAAGCTTAGAGAAAAGAATCTACGCAAGTTGTTTGGTAACGCTATTGAAACAGTGATCTGTTTAGACACTGGTGCAGACAAAGATGATGCACTTGCACCTTATAAAGATAGTGATCTGTATTGGATTGAAGACAAGCCTGCCAATGCCGATGTTGGCTATAACTTAGGATTACAATCTATTCTTATCGAACACGGACATAACATGCATCACAAATGTTCTTATCCAGTTGTAAAGAATTGGAAAGAGATCTATGGTATTATTGTAGGTCGCTGACAAAATCCAACAGCAGTTCATGATGTCGCCCACCGTGATAGTGAGGCTTCATCCAGCTATGATATTCGTTGTACCAACTGAGTTGACTCTCTGGGTGACATCCAATTAGCCCTATGTTGTTTTGTATTACGGCCATAGCATCACCATTGGCATAGGTAGCAACAGTTTTAAATTTTGTAGTATCACCTACTAAAGCACATCCATCGTAGAAATACATTCGTTCTTGTTGCCCTTGCCAAGTTATAGGTAATGCTTTGGCATGCGGTCTACGTGTGTCTGTGCCAGGGCGGGTGATGTATTGCACAGCCTCTATGCCATCTACGATATCAAAATAGTCTTCCGCAGCCCAGTATGCTCCCATACATATGCCAAGATACCTTCCGCCTCGACCAACAAAGTCCCTGACTCGATCTCCGTTGTGTGCCAGCAGGTGATCAAAACTATCGGCATCACCAATACCTCCTGGTACAGCTATCATGTCAACATCATCAAAGAAGTCAGCATCAACGTGCCAGCGTGTGAATATTTTAAAACTGTGGTATGGTTGTAGTGCTTGGAGGATGCCGTTGCCGGACTCTACTGAACATTTAGGCTGATGCAAGAACAATGCTATCTTCATACAGTCTTTATAAAAGTGCTCACTTAGAACGCCATTCCGGGGCACGACTCCCATAACGTTCTGCCCAGCAGCCGGGCAACCCTGAAGTAACGCTAACGTTCCTAAGGTAGGGTGTTCTTATTCTTGTGCTTTCTCGATGGTATAGTCTGCTTCTGTGCTATCTGGATATCGAGCTGTTAACTTGGCAATGATGTCTTGGCGGCTTTCACCTTGGATACGAGCAGTCCTACCTGATGCAGTCTGTGTTACTACATACGTTCCAGGACCGTCATTGGCATCTGGTTCAGGCGCTGCTGGCTTTTCTTCGCCTGAAGCATAACTTAACGGGAATCGTTTTTTCAAATCTGCTATAGCAGCCGGAATATCATACCCGCCACGGGCCACATCTTCGCTGGCTGTTTTTAGTTCTGCTGCCTTGCTTTGGATACCTGCGACAATGCGCTTCATCAGTCCAGGAAACAGTTCTGAGAACTTCTCGTCTGATCGTATGCTTTGATTGCCGTTGTTGATTTGATTAGTAGGAGCATGTATCTGCCATTTGCCATTAACATCATCTGAATTTTCTTTGTCAAACACAGATATCACAGGACCGTCTGGAGCATAGGTTTTAAACCAGCGTTCACCTGAGCTTGATCCTGTGCAGAAGCTGGCTTGGAAACCTGCGGAGTTGTTGAATGTGTAGCATGAACCGTAGTTCATAGGAACTACGATAAGGAATCGTTCATCATCTACGATGGTGATTTCTTTGCGATCACGTTTGTGTTTTTCAATGACTTCAGCATCTTTGATACGGTTAAGTTCATCGCGATAATTGCGCTGCTGAATGATAGATTGTATTTGACGTAGATTTTTAAACTTGTTGAAGTCTTGATCTTTTTCTGCTAGTTTGCCACGTATGCTCAGGGCCTTCCAAGCACCTAGAGCGTCGCCACCTTCGCCGTTGATGTCTTCAAAGTCGGCCACGCCATTGATATACATGCGAGTCAACCATTCGTCAAACTTGCCATCAGTGGAGATGTTGCCATAGTCTGTGCTGCTGAGACTGAGGTCTAGGAGATCACTCCATAGTTTAACTATCTCGTCATCTGAGGGTTTAGGTCCTAGTTTGGCCACACGATCTTTGGGCAATGTGCCATCATGGCGCATGGCTATGCTCAACATCTTGACCATCTTGGGATCTTTGAGTTTGGCTGCTATGTTGGCTTCGAGAACTATTTGATTGAGTTTCATCCTGAAATCAAACTCCTTTTAAAGAATGTCAGCACTGTGCCTAATTTCTTTTGATCGCCGCCTGCGATGTCTTTCATCAGTTGGCTACCGCCCTCAGATCGCTGTGCATTATAGCCGTCGCGATAGCCGCTGCGACTTATAGCGCCAGTCTGTTCGGGGTAGTGATGACTGGCTGCCATTAACACAGCAACATTAATAGCAGCTCTGACTGAGTTAGGTGTGTCAGAATCTGTTTCCAACGACTCAATGGCTTGTTGCAGTCGTTTCACATGTTCTAGTTTTTTGGCAGCTTTGTCAAAGGCATCGTTCTTGATCTGATTGGCGATATGTCCTTTGACGTCTGCGATAGCAGCAGTAATTGCTTTGGCCCACAGTGGCTTGAATTTTTTAGTCAGGGTGTCTACACTGACCATCGAAGTGTCAGTGCCAGCCTGTTGATCTTTACGTTTCTTTCGTTTGTCATTCACTGTAGAAGTATTGTTTCCCACATAGAACTTGTTTAGTTTGCCTATTTTTGATTTCAAAAAATCAATGACGTTGCCGCCTCGGCCATCTGCAAAACTGTCTACTTCTCCACCTGAGCTAGCAGTGGCTTCATAACTACCGCTAGTGGTAGCACGGATGGCTCCTGTGCCTGTGGTGCCTTTGATTATGACCCAAGCACCTCTTCTGGCGTCTTTGAGTTCACTCCATGATATCTTTTCTACTTGTCGATAATCCTGATCATGTGCAAGGCCCATGTCTGTGTGAAGGAATTTAACTACTTGTTTGCCACCAGGATTGTCTAGTATCAAGTTGAGACTGGTGCTGGCTTCGTTGAGATAGCCTTCAAGCAGTTGTGAAAATAATTGATAAGATTCTGTGCGCATGATATATTTATTGGCACCAGCTTTGTTTAGCATCGCCATAGTATTCACGAGCTAGGCCGTTGCTGATAAGTCCCTGACGAATGCTTTGTCCGTTTACCAGGATGTCTCCCAATATACGGCCACCAAACTTATCCCATCCGTAGATAATAACTTGGTGCTTCGGGTGGGATTGTAAGGCTTGAGTTGTAAATTTACTCGCCAATTGCGCTCGCTGGTCTTCTTGTGGACATTGAGCTCTGTGTCCTTTTTCTGGCGTGTCGACTCCGTAGATCCTAACAGCAAGTTCGGGCTTGAGTGGTAAGGGGAGAAAGGGAGCGGCGATCACAATTGTGTCGCCGTCACTCACTCTAATAACTTGTGCATCGTAGGTTGCTGACTTTGCAGGCATCTTGCCCTGCGCAAATGCTAACAGGGGCAATGTCGATAATAATAATAGTAGTAGTTTATTCATGGGGACCTTTTAAATCTTATAGCTTATTTATTCTCTACCCAGAAGCCCAGTCTATCTCCGGCAGTTGAGGGATACCATGTGGTATTGGAGGGTTGAGGTTTGAGATCATCGCACCAAACTGGGTATATTACATCGCTGCTATGGTTGGAGAAATCATCGTTCCAACGCAGATGCACTTCGATGATCTTGTCCCCAACGTATTCCACATTGACCCACGGTGTCAAATGCCATAGTTCACCTAATACTTTAGGAAAGCTGTATTTCTCATCAATACGCTGCCAGCGGCTGAATCTGTCTAGCCTATCAGGATCATCGCGAAATCCTTCCACTGCCAGGGTCTGTATGCCATAGTGAAAGTCCACAGAGATATGACGGCCCTCGAAACATTCACTCCAAAAGTATCCGTCAGGAACTAGGTCAGTGTCTTGGGGTGTTAGCCATTGTTTCGTAGCACCGCGACTCATCATGCGTATGTTGGTTATAGGACGAACAATGTAGTGTGCTGGTTTAGGCACTGGTATACCTGCGGGTGCTGCGATATGCCCACATTTCACAGCTAGAACAAGTTTATCGTAGACCCAGAGATAATCGATCGGACAACGACGCCATACATCCTTGTCGTCGATGTATTGCATATCACTCGTATGTAACAGTGTCTGAGTCACCTAAAGACCATTTAGGATTAGTTTCAACTACCCACTTCTTGGTAGCTACCTTGAAGTCTGGGAACAGCATCTCTTTGGGATTACTAGCAGCATCTAAAAACAAGCAGCGATTGTTGGGCTGGGCAGCATACTGTCCGTTGTCCAGTTCAATGAAGTTAAAGCTCTTGTGATCTTCAGGCCATTCTGAATAGGTGGTGTCTATGATGTTCATATCCGGCGCTGCATTATCCACTGTGAACAGATAGTTGCCTTGATAAAACTCTTTGTTCTTGGCATAGAATTTACAACTGAGATTGCGTAGGAATGCTTTCTGTATCACAGCAATGTCATAACTGAAACAGTCCCATATTTGTAGTGTATCTAAGGGTAAAAACTTTTCCGGTTCTAGATTGTCTGAACGGCTCACATAGGCATGCAGGGGCAGCTTGTCATAAAGCGCACCATAGCGTGGCAAGTAGGCTTCTATGCGAAATGCTTGACTGCGTAGGCTCTTGATTGAAACCCAGATGCAAGGTTCGTACTCACCGTGGCCACTTTTAAAATCGTATAAGAACTCTCGTCTTACGAAACAATGTACTGGAGGAAGGTTGGCAACTAGAAAACTCATTCACATTCCTTTTTATCTATACAATCTAAACACGAACACTCGTTGCAATCGCAGTCGTCTGTCATACAACTGAATCCGCAGTGTGCGGTGCACCAGCAGGTGCATTTGGGTTTTAATCTTTGATAGCTTGTGTCATTGTTGTCCATTGTTGTCTCCTTATAATAATCTCTCTGCTATGATATTGAAGCCATCTGTAGCACCGTCATCACTACGCATAAATGTCACACGATAGATACGGCCCAATGCTTTATCCTGTAGTGTAACTGTAACAGTATCGCCTGGACTATCTATACCAAGACTGGTATACAAACTAGTCCAGGCATTATTTGCTACTATCACCCCAGTGCTACCTGCTTGGTTTATCGCACTGCCGGATCTTGCGGTTACCGCTGTCCAAGCAAGATTTTTTGAGTAACTGGCGTTGCTGATAACCTGCGGAAATACGCCTGCAAGCCCAGAATTTGTTATGCGGAAACGCATATCATTCACAGTAAGTTCAGTGCCCATTGCGGCATTGAACGCTGTTCTAGCAAGACTTGGTGTTCTTGCTGTTACTACTGCATCCGTGTTAATATTAAACGCAGTGGTGTTCATGGTCAACACATTGGTAAACGCACTGCTACTACGGAACTGGAATTCTCCGTTAGTGGTTCCGCCATTGCTAACATCAAAGTATATTACACTGGCGCCGTTGGTACGATCACGGATAGCCGCATCTCTGGGCACAGACAATGCCACATTGCTGATAGCACTGTCGCCCGCACTAAATGCTGTTGTGTGATTACTTGTGACAGTGGCAGTTGTGCCTATGGTCTTGCCACTGGCCATTGACAGGTTATTGTTGATAGTGGTAGTGCCTGTAGCTGCTCCAACACTTAAAGTGATAGCGGCTCCGGCAAAGTTTACAGTTGTAGCGGTAGTATTGATTAAATTAAAACTTGAGCTTGGTGTTGTCAGACTTGTGGTAATTGCTGGACTGGTCATTGCTGGCGTGGCACCAAAACTGGTTAGACTGCTCGCTGTTACACCGCTGGCTAATGTGTTACCAGTCAGTGTGCCTGCCGCGGCTGTAACTGTAATATCAGAACTGCCATTAAAGCTAACTCCATTGATGTTGCGAGCAGTGGTCAGCGTAGCGGCTGACCCATTCACTGACCCGGTGATAGTGTTTGTAACTGATAGATTTGTTAAGGTACCTACGCTTGTAAGACTACTTGCTGTTACTCCTGATGCTAGAGTATTTCCAGTCAGTGTGCCAGCGGCTGCTGCACTCTGAGTGATAGTGATAGCACCTTCTGCATCTGAAGCTGTGGTGATACCACCTGCACCTACAAACTTGACTGTTTCTTCTGTACCGATTGTTCTTAAAGTGCTGTCATCTGCGGCTACATTGAATGTAAAAGTATTTGTAATAGCATTCCACGGAGTGCGTTTCCAAATAGTAGGCAATGGGTTGGCACTGGTAATCGTGAAACTGTCTCCGAGAGTAACTGTGCCGGTCCAACTGGAAGTAAGTATAAGGTCCCAAAAACCATTTGGATAGTTTTCGGACCAACTAGACACACTCGATACTGTGCGGGTAATATTTCCGCCGCCGGGATTAAATGTCACAGTCCACCCGTAACCTGGTGTAAGTGCAAGTGGATTCCAATTGTTGCTGATTCTAAGTTGATTGTAGTTAGAAGCACTTTCACTGTTTAAGAATGTACCAGTATAACTATTGCTTACATAGGCTGTGGTACAATAATAAATGTAGCTACTGTCAAAGGCCACATTGCCTACAGCATCTCCTACTGCACCTGTTAGTGAGCTTGGTGCGGCAACAATTTTTAATGTGTTGGTACCGTCTGTTAGTGTAGGTATATTAATGGCTGCACTGCCGTCAAAGCCGACACCATTGATGTTTCGTGCCGTGGTTAGTGTTGCTGCTGAACCTGTGGTATTTTGATTTAGTGTAGGTATGTCAGCGGCTACAATAGCACGGAATGTTGGAGCCCCATTAGATCCGTTTGGTGCGGCTAGGAAATGGTTGGCTGTCTTACTGGCATAAGGGTTCTGTGTATCACCATAACCCGAAGCCAATGCGATGGTAACTGCTGAACCGCCCGTATAACTTGTACCACTCAATCCCGTGCCGATAGTCAAGGCGTTTGGATTAGCCGCTAAGATAGTAGCACTTGATCCTAAACTAATACTTGTGCCATTTACAGTTATTGAACTATTGGTTAGTTTGTTATTGGCTATTGACCCGGCTAACATTATGTCTGTAACAGCACCTATACTATTTGTGTAAACGCCATTAGTCACTGTAGTAGCATTACCAATAAAGTTAGTTGCTGTTACAGAGTTTAATCCTGCTAGGTTAGCGGTTGTAGTGCCTAACGCTACGACTGTGCTACCAATAGTAACTGTGCTGTTCAACAACTTGGCATTGGCAATGTTGCCTTCTAACATAGCATTAGTGACTTTGTCTGTGTCGCTGGTTCTAACTACAGTACTATCAACAGCTATAGTTATAGCACCTTCGGCATTTGACGAAGTATCAATGCCAGTGCTACCAATAAACTTGACTGTTTCTTCTGTGTCGATAGCAATCATAGTGCTATCGTCTGCGGCCACATTAAATGTAAATGTTGACGCAGGACCTTGCGGTCCAACAGGGCCTTGTTCTCCTTGTATGCCTTGTGGCCCAGTTGCTCCTGCAGCACCGGTTGACCCAGTATCACCTTGTATTCCTTGAGCACCTTGTGCGCCTGCGGGTCCTGTAGCGCCAGTTGCTCCTGTGGCCCCCGTGTCGCCTTTTAGTCCCTGTATACCTTGAGCACCTTGCAGTCCCTGTGGGCCAACTATCTGTCCAATATTATCCCAACGGCTGTCTGTGACATTCCAGAAATATAAATCGCCGTTCTCTTGATTGATCCAAGCATCGCCTGCTGAAGGACTAACTACGGCTAATATTTCTGCTTCGTTATTTTTAGAACCTTTTAGAGTAACAGCAGCACCTTGTTCGCCGGTATCGCCCTTTACACCTTGTATTCCTTGTATGCCTTGTGCGCCTTGTGCGCCTGCAGGTCCTGTCGCACCCGTAGCTCCCTGTGGTCCTGTGGGTCCTGTCGCACCCGTAGCTCCCTGTGGTCCTGCGGGTCCTGTAGCGCCTGTAGGTCCAGTTGGCCCGGGAGATCCGCCCCCTCCACTGACAATAGTACCTCCGGGAGTAGAACCGTCACTCAAACGAAGTATACCAGTACTATTATCATAGAATAATGTGCCGCGTCTGCCAATGAAGTTGTCTACAGAACTCTGTACCAGTCCTGCTTCTATTTTGCGAAATGCCATCGAAATACCCTAGTTAGAGTATTTATCGGCTTCTGAAGATTGGATTGTTGGGATTGTGCTCAGTCTCGTCTTGAGTGAGTTTGCGGATGATTGGCGAATCTTTGCCCGCTTCAGCTTTGTCCAGTTCTAATTCTTGCTGTAACGGTGAAACCATTATGGGATTTGGGTCTTTTTCCTCTGGATTCTTTGGCTGGCTTTCACTAGACTCGTTGCCGTCTAGTTTTTCAATAATGTCGGCCAAGGCCCTCATGAATTCTGCTGCTCTCATAGTGTTATTTATTAGAATCCGTTAGTGGCTGAGTTGTAGAACAGTTTACCGGACCAGTTTGATGTTTTAGCTTGTGTTCCGCTCGCCCAACTAACGGTCATTGTTCCTGGGCCTGTTAGGTTACCGAACATAACACGGAAGGGATAATAAATGTTTGCTATCATTGCAATGGTTCCGCTCACTTCTGTAACACCGTGAAGGCCGCCGTTCTGGACAACAGCATTGGTATGAGTATATCCTGTAATGGCATCTGGTCCAATCCACATATAACTAGCATCGTCTGTGCTAGTGTAGAATGTATAGGTATCTGTAGTAGGTGCTAAGAAGTATCCTGTAAGCATAATACTACTATACTCTGGTAGACTAGATAAGTTTAAACTTGTGTAAACACCTTGAGAAGTAGCAGCATAGGTATCAAAGAATGTTAGATCGTCGTTTGCCGGGATAAAATCTACACCAAAATAGCCATTAGCATTTGTTGTGCCAGTTACTGTGCGATGATAAACTCCAGATGTAAATGTAATAGCTGCAACGTTGATCCACGGACGTCCTAATAACAGTCCGTCAGGATTTGAATTATTCACTAATGTATTTCCAGAATACTTAGTAGGCAGATTATCTATATCGTAGGTATTATTTTCTCTATAGTATGGCGCAGTAGTATCGCCTGCTGCTTGTCGTCTTGTTTGTGCTAAATCTAGTTTGGCTTCTTGCTTTAACTGTTTAGTTGCTAGTTCTGATATACCGTTTGCGGCCATTATTACTCCCAGTTTAATATTTATGTAAATAGTTGACTATGATCAATAAAGCTCCCTTTAATAATCTACTCAAAACACTCAAAGACACGGGCAAATACCGTGTGTTCAACGACATTATCCGCGAAAAGGGCAAGTTTCCTTCAGCCATGTGGTACGGACCCTACAACATCAAAAGCATCACAAACTGGTGCAGCAACGACTATTTGGGCATGGGTCAGCACAAAGTTGTGTTAGATGCCATGCATACTGCTCTAGATCACACAGGCGCAGGATCAGGTGGCACACGTAATATTGCAGGAACCAGTCACTATCACGTGGCCTTGGAATACGAGCTGGCCACTCTACACAACAAGGCACGAGCTCTGCTGTTCTCATCAGCCTATGTGGCCAACGAGTGGACTTTGATTGCTCTAAGCAAGATCATACCCAACATACATTTTGTTTCG